CCTCCCTTGTCATCTCCGTCTCCTCCTTAACTCATCCTGGTATTCGTCCCGGCATGTCGTGTCACACCAGCGCTTGGTTGTCTCCTCCCCGCAATGCAGACAGACCCCCTGCGCTGCCGGTGCCTCGGCGCGACGAAGCGTCAGGCCGTAAGCAATGTCGCGGGACTGGTAGTCCGCAGCCAGTTCGACGTCATCCATTTTTCACCCCCTTCTCGAGCAGCTTGGCTTCCTGCACCAGGGTCAGGCCGACGGCGCCGAGCTTCTGGCACTTGAGGTCGATGACCCAGACCTGCTGCTGGGCTCCGGAGAACTGCGTCCCACTGCCGAGAACCTTGCGGGCGTTGGCGTCCTTGAGGGCGCCGAGCTCCTTGAGCTCCTCCATGGTCTTGCGGTAGTTGCCGAACTTGCGGGCAAGCCAGTTCTTGAACGCGGCCCGGGAGATGTACAGCCGGTAGTTGTCGATCTCGTGGCGGATAATGAGCTGGCCGCGGGGTGTGTCGATCGGGATCGCCGGTTTGCCGAAGGCGCAGTCGCCCTTGACAATGAGGCGGTTGTTGGCGTGCTCATCGAGGAACTGCCCTAGAATGTCCACGCCGCCGCCGGTGATCTCGTCCTTGTCGCTGCGCATGTTGCGGATAGTGCGGGTCGCCCACGTCAGAACGCGGCTGACGTCGAACTGGATGATGCCGATGGATTTTGCGACGAGGCCACCGTAGATAGCGGCCGATGCAACGGCGCTCCAGAAGCGCTCTTCTCCGCGCATCTTGGCGTCTCCGTCGATCTTTTCGCGCACCTTGTCGAGGCCGGGTTTTATTTTTTCAATGTTCTGTACCAGCCACTTGACATAGGCATCGCCGGCGATACCATAATTTTCATGGACCGTCCAATACAGCTTCGTGGTGACCTGGCCCTCGAAGAGGATGTTCTTCAACACCGGGTACTCGAAAATACGGTTGATCTCAGGGGTGGCGTCGTGCTTCAAGGACCCGAGCCGGTCGACAAGGGAGGCATTGGTTGAGATGAGGGCCAGAGTGTTCCAGCTATTGAGGTTCTTGCGCTCCTCGGCGTTCTTGGTCAAGCGCGCCTTGTCCCTGCCTTGGGTGATGCGATACACCAGGTCGGAGAGCTCCAGGCCGTCGATGTTGGTCACCTCGTCGATGGTCAGGGGGAGCGTGCCGTACACGCCGAGTCGGGAGATGAGGGCATTGCGGGTGTCGTCCCGCAGCATCATCAGGTCGTTGTGGTATCCGTATATGGACTGCACCATGCGCTGCATGAGGGTCTTCCCGGTCCCGGAGTCGCCGGTCATGGAGACGACCGCTCCATCGAACCCGGTGAACTTCATCAGGGGCGCAGCAAACCCGCAGAGCAGGGCGAAGGCGTGTGCCTCCATGCCGGGCTGGTCGAGGAGTGCGGTGGCGTCGCTCCACACCCGCAGGTCTCCGCTGGTCCGGAAACCCTCAGCCGCCTGGGGGACGTTTCGTGCCAGTGCGGCGGACTCAACGGACCCGTCGGCGTGGTATATGCTCCGGCCGAGGACGAACATCGGTTTTCCTGAGCGCGATTCGCGCCACCCCATCTGGCAGAGCAGCTCGGTCATGCGCCGGTTGCGCTGCAGTTGTTGCATATATGACTCCATGTACGACACCATCGCTTTCTTGTTACCGTTACCGACGACCTTGACGTGGTTGTCAGAAAGGGAGACCATGAACATTTTCGGGTCCTGAATGAGCGAGCTGCGGATGGTGAACTCCAGGTCCCCCTCGTGGGGCAGGGTGTGCTTGATGGTCACCACCTCGTAGCCGAGGCTCGCGTCGTAAGAGAGGCGCACAGGAGCCAGATCGCAGTCATAGAACTGCGTCCACTCCCCCTCAACTTCTACCCAGAGTCCGTCGGTGCTGCGGCGGTAGCCAGTAGGGCTTGGCGTCTGCGTCAGGGGGAGGACAACAGCTTTCGGCTCGGGCCGGCCGAGAACGATCGGCGACTTGATCTTGTTGATGTGCTTGCATCCGAGGCACCCTTGCGGGTTGATGGAGCCAAGGTGAGCACAGGTCGGCGGCCCGGTGTCCGAGTCGCGGTACTGCTGCGCTTTTGCTTCGGCGGCGCCTGCGCTGTAGTCCGGGTGGCCCGAGGACCACTCCTGCACCAGGGCGTCTGTGTCCATGCAGAAGGTCAGAAGGCCGAGGCCGGCGTACCAGAGGGGCTCCGAGACGTTGCCTTGCGCGTCCTTGACCTGGCGAAGCTGTCCGCACTTGGACGCTATCTGCAGGGCGTCGCTGGGGACTGTCTGAAGCTCGACTCCGGCGTAAAAGTCTGAGTTGAGATCGGTCTGTACTTTCGGGGGCTGCAGGCTTTTGACGTCAACGCCAGCGCGCCGGGCGGCGGTCAGCAGGATGCGTCCGAATTCTTTGACCGGCAACGGGTCGGCGTCTTTGAGCAGCGCGACGCGGGTAACAGCTTTGCCGGGCTTGCGGTTGGTCGTGCCGGGGGGGCGCAGGACAGAGGAGCTGTCCGAGGTCCGTGCAGGGTCGGCCTTGAAGCCGTAGGCGGCCAGGGTCTTCTTGAGCAGCCGGGCAATGACCTGCCAGCGCGTGGCATCGAGCTTCTCCTCGAGGAACCAGTGTGCGTAGAGGCCGTTGCCTGAGGTCATGATTGCCGGGAAGGGGAGGCCAGTGTCAGCGAGCAGCTTTTTCAACGCCGCAACGGCGGTCTTCTGATCCGGGTAATCCTTACCTTCGCCGCAGTCGATGTCGAGGAAGAAGTTCTGTAGCCAGAGAGCGTTGGTCTGCTTGCGGCTTTCACTCGTCTCGAATGTGCTCTGCGCCAGGTAGGTCGTGTGACCCTGGCCGTCGAGTGCGTGGATCTGCGCTACGGCCTCGTCGATGTCGGCGAAGAAAAAGTGCTTGAAGCCGCCCTTGGGCAGGGCCATCGCTACGCACACCAATCCCTCGTTAGGGAGGAGCTTTTTATAGAAGGACACTGGGGTTCCCCTTAGTGCACGGGTTGGCAGGGGTGAGGAAGGGCGGTAGGTGGGGCGGGGGGAGCTTGGTGAGGTGCTGAGTGCTTCATGTGGGGTGCCTCCTCAGTATTGCAAGCAAACGAGGGATACAGTTTCCCCCAGTCATTAAACGATGTCAAGAGTAAAGTAACTTACAGCTTTGCTTTTCTTTCACGCTCGTCGGCGAGGCGTTGCTCCAGCACCAACAACTCTCGAAGTAATGCGTGTGATCGCCCTGCGTAGTACCTCTCCGCTACCGTGCTCACAGCCGCATCCCTCTCAGCCTTATCGTGCGCAGCGGTGACCACGTACTCACCGCTGCCGTCGCTTACGATTTCCAAGCCCAGGTACTCAGCCACGGCGCGAATCTGGTCTTGCGCTTTGTATGAGTTCTCCGTAGCAATCTGGCTGGCTGCGATGCTGTCGACGATCTGGCGGTTATTCGAGGACAGAGCAAACTGCACCTCTGCGAAGGCTTCGTCGTTTGTACGCAGGGCCTCGCCGCACTGCGCATGCAAGACCTTCACCTGCGGACGTCCCGTAAAGATCCACCGCAGTATGCGTAATAATGTCATCATCCCCGCATCTCCCTGTTGGTAGTGGTAATCACGGCGCGCAGGGCGCGGAGCCGTTCCGACGAAGACAGCTTCTCGGTCAGCGGCAACCTGTTTGCCTCGACAGCCTTACTGATGCGCAGGGCAGTGTTGAACGCCAGGTTGAGCCTCAGGTGATCCGAGACGGTGTTGCCGCGCTTCCAGGCGTAGAGGCTGGTCCGGCTGATGTTGGTCAGTCGAGAGAAGTCCGTCATGCTGACAGCGGCCTCTTCGAGGGCCTTAAAGATAAACGTGACCTTGGTCGCGTCGAGGGCGCGGGCTTTAATTGCTTCGGGTGTCATGGCTTATCTCCTTGGTGGTTGGTGGCTTCTCAGAGGGCAGGAGTCTCGAAGCTCCAAGCAGCGAGTAGACCCCTCCCAGGTATCCTTGTCTCCTGCCCTCTGAGAAACCCCGCCCCGGTGAGGGGGCG